ATCCTCCTTCGCATGCTCGACGCCGATCTTTTCCTCGATCATCTCCCATGAGATATGTTTCCGCACGATGTTCGCGGATTCCGCAAGCGATTGCCGATAGGCGGCATTGGCGGCGGCATTGGCGGCATAGGCGGCATTGGCGGCATTGGCGGCATTGGCGGCGGCATAGGCGGCATTGGCGGCATTGGCGGCATTGGCGGCATTGGCGGCATTGGCGGCGGCATAGGCGGCGGCATTGGCGCGTTCGGTCGTCCATCCTTCGGAGATGGCCTTGACCTGAATCGCGTCATGCTCACCCATGCAGATCTGGGTGATCGCTTCGACCCGCTTGCGTTCGTCGGCAATGGCCTTGGCGGTGATGTCCGCTTCGGCCGTTACGGTCTCGACGGGTTTGGTTTCAGGATTGGTGGTTTTATCGTTCTTGTTTTCGTTGTCCATAGCGGTTTCCTTTGAGTTTGTGGATTGAGATTCAGCGGTAAGCTGGCCTGTCAGATTGAACATGGCCGCCACATGCATTTTGGTTTGAACGTCCGCGCCAACAGCGACAACGGACACCTCACGAAGTGTGGCGGTTTTGACGTGATAGAACGGTGCTTCGTGCGTTTGGCCGTTGATTTGGCGGGAACCGGTCTTGACGAATTCACTGGCTGTGACTTCCGCCCCGATGGAGAGCTGCCAATCCGCTCCCGCCTTGGCCTGCTCGACAATCCCGCTGGCTGTTCCGCTGGCGGAAGTGATCTCGCCCTCGATCATCAGCGTGCCGTCTTCGATCTTGGCGGCAACCTGACCTACGCGAGCGGCGGTTCGGTTTTCGTGGTTGGTCAGTAATGGCACGTTGGCGGGAATCGCCAATCCCGAAAGATCGACCACCACCGGATGCTTCCATCCGGGCAGATTCATCTTGCCGCCGGAATAGGCGATACCCATTACTTTGGGATTGGTGGCTTTTCCATTGCCATCTGCGGCAGCCTCGATCATCAAGAATTCGGTTTGTTTATCCATTTGCTTTGTTCTCCGTAGCTGAAGGGTTGTTTTTGTTGAGGTCATCGCTGGTCAGGCCAAGCTCACGCATCAGGTTCTTTTCGCGAGCGATCTGGCGAAGTTCTTCTTCCCAGTCCCGCCCCTGACGGGCGTATTCGTAGGCGAGCGTGGTGGTATTACTTGCAAGGCGGAGTTTCTGGGCGTTTGCTTCCTTGTAGGGATCAACATGCTCCATCCCGTCCCAGAACCACTGATGCGGCGGCAGGATTCGGCTGACGGGTTTGTTTGACGCCAGCAGATACTCCGTCAGCCAGATGTGCAGAATCCGATCCAGAACCGTCCGGGCGATAAAATCCTGATCGACCCTGATCGCCTTGAAATAGGTTTGGTGGTCAAGCCGACCGGACGAGTAGTTGTAGCCAGAGGAATTGCCCGCCGCGATGTTGTACGGCATGTTCAGGCAACGGGCGATTTCGTTGAGAATCTCGTGTTTGAATTCGGCGTAGGTCGTGGCGGGCTGCTCGGGTTGAAGCTGGCTCATCTTCCAGCCGCCGGGCATGGTCAGCAGCATGTTTCGTTCGAGTTCGATCAAATCCATCGGTTCGACAGCGTCGGCTTCACCGGATGCGGGCGCGTCGGTGTAGAGAATGCCCGCGAAATTGGCGGCATTGGCGGCGGCATAGGCGGCGGCATTGGCGGCGGTATTGGCGGCGGCATTGGCGGCATTGGCGGCATAGGCGGCATAGGCGGCATTGGCGGCGGCACGCACCTCGTCAATGCTCGCCTCGCCGCGAATCCATGCCCGCGCCGTCTCTATCGCGCGACGGGGCCGGTCGTCGCCTTCGGGCCAGGGAAAACTTGCCATCTCCACACAGTCGCAAACCGCAAGCACTACAGCATTGCGGTCCACTCCGAGACTCGCCGCGATCCACAACAGCCAATCGCCACGCTCGCAATCGCGCCATGCGGACTCGGCGTCTGGCTTGCTCCTGGCGTAGCCGATGGCATTGCCGCAGGCGTTTAGTTTTACCAACACGGAAACATGGTTCACGATTTTGGTCATAGCAATAACTCCATTTCGTTCCGGATCGATTCCAGGATCATGTCACTCCGCATCCACCCGACCGACGCGAGCCGTGAACGCGCAGGTCGGGTCATAACCGGCCATGGCCAGGTAGGCCTCGGCCGTCTCGCGGTCGGCGAAGCAGACCAGGCCGGTGCAGGTCAGTGAGTCGCGGCCGAACTCGCCGACGGTGTACGGCCCGTCTTCGATTATTGCGGCCTCCAGGTTCGCCCAGGCGGACTGTTCCCACGCCCGCTCCCACGCGGCCCGCACTGCATCGCGCAACAGAGTCTCGTCGTCGCCAATGCCCTCCCACTCGATCAAGGCCCCCGCCTGCTCGGCGGTCGGGCGCCCGTAATTCATTATCGCGACCTCGCGGGGGTCGTCGAGGCAGGCCGAGTCGCAGATGTCGCCGATCAGCTTGGCGACCAGTTCGCCGTCACGGCGGGCCACGGCGGCCCAGAGTCCGGCCTCCTCCCGAGCCCGTTCGGCCCGGGCGGCGGCTTCGGCCGCGTCGGCGGTGGCCTTGGCCTTGGCCGCCCAATCGTCGGCGACCCGCTCGATCTCGGCCCGCTCGGGGTGCTCGGCGATCATACCCAGGGCGGCATCGACCTCGGCGGCGTTGCCCTGGCCGCCGTGGTCGCGGATGTAGCACTTACAGCGTCGCCGCGAGGTGGCGCGAGATAGATGCAGCAGGTGGCCCAGGTTGGCGACCGTCAGTTGCTGGCCGTGTTCACGTTTGATCGCTCGATTGTTCGACATCGTAGACTCCTTCTCCCGGCTCGGCCGGGGGTTAGAAAGCATAATCCGGGCAACCCACGGCCCGGAGCATGGGCGCGGCTCCGCAGGGGAACTCGCCCAGCGGGGACTCGCCCATCAGATCGTTGATCTTGTTGCGGATCATCCAGCCCGGCGCGGCCCCATCGCGGAGCACGCTCTTGGGGAACCAGGCCAGTCGGCTCACGGTTCGCTCCATATTCACAAGGTCGATCTCCACGGCGATCGCTACGGCCTTCTCCGTCTCGCGGACCACGGTCAGGGCATGGTAAGCCTCGTCCCAGGCGCGGGCGGCCTCGACCTCGGCGGTTCGCTGCTCCTGGTGGGAGCAGGCCCGCTCATAGGTCTGGGCGCTGACCGTGCCGTTATCGGCCAGCCAACGGGCCTGAATCCAACCCTGGCGGCCGTCTGCTCCGCGGATCAGTTTTGCTTTTTTGGTTTCTTTGACGATCTCTACGTGGATTCTTGCGGTTTTCATCGTTTTCTCCTCCCGGCTCGGCCGGGTGTTAGGCTCGATCTATTTATAATATACACTATCGGGTATCAAGAGTCAAGTCCTGAACCCCGATTTTTACGGTTTTTCGAAAGATTTTTATAAGTCCTTACGGGGTCAACACTTACGGCGGAAAGTTTTTTTAGGGGCTTGCGGAATCGAAAAACGGCCATAGATTGCGCAGGATCGACGATCTCCGGAGGGGCGGGCGGTTGGACGGGATTGGGGGCGATCGTCGATCACAGGGCCAACAGGAGGGTCAGAAGCATCGCCTTGCGTTGTTGTCGGGTCATGCGAGTGCTCCCGCCATCTTCGGCCCCAAACGCCCGGAAGGAACCATCGAACTCCGCATTCTCCATCATGCACTGCCTTTCAGTTCTACAGGACGATACCATAAATCATCATCAACAGCTTTCTTTTCCCAGCCAGCTTTGGCTGTTAGCCAATCCCCCCACAATCTAGCTGAATATGAACCCTTCGTTCCAAACCAACCATAACCAATATTATAAGCATGCTGATAAAACAGCAGTGCCGTACGGGTTATGAGTTCGGCTTTCAACTGCTCGTTCTCGGCCTTGAGCTCATCGAAAGCGTCCTGACCGTACAAGGCCATCGGCTTTGAGTTCACCCAAAACTCATCGTTGTCGAAACCTAAGTTTGCCGCTATTTCGTCCTGTGCCTCTATCAATTCGTAAAACACTTTGCAGTCATATTCATGACCTGCGGGATACCAGACTATCCATGCCAACGGTTCTGGGTTCACAAGCGTTCGCATCACGCACCTCCTTCGCATGCTCGACGCCGATCTTTTCCTCGATCATCTCCCATGAGATATGTTTCCGCACGATGTTCGCGGATTCCGAAAGCGATTGCCGATAGGCGGCATTGGCGGCACGGCCGGCGGCATAGGCGGCGGCATTGGCGGCGGCATTGGCGGCATTGGCGGCATTGGCGGCGGCACGCACCTCGTCAATGCTCGCCTCGCCGCGAATCCATGCCCGCGCCGTCTCTATCGCGCGACGGGGCCGGTCGTCGCCTTCGGGCCAGGGAAAACTTGCCATC